GGGGGATTTTCCCTACGCTCCAAGCGTCTTCTCGAAGTCCCCAGTAAAGTCACCGTCCCTTGGGAAGTAAACGAAGGTACGTTTTACAAGCACCAGAATGCAGGTCTATATAATGAGGACGGGAACATATGCTGCCACAATAGACACATCTTCGAGGAACAAGGATGTGTGTATGCTCCCGTCGAGGTGGCAGCAAGATTTTCAAAGGAAGTACACTGTCCAGAACATGACGGTATTGAAACCTTTGGATTCCATTATCATTTCCAAAACATACGATGAAATCTGCGAGCATATATCCACTGTGGTGGAACCCATGGGGTGACAGAGGACTAGACTTTGATAAGAAAGTTAGTATCTCTATTGACAATCTAGATCATGACAAGTCAGCAGACTATAAGATTTTATTTCTAGCAGAACCACTTGCTATTCTACCAACAGTAAGTGAGGGAGCATTACGATGTGCATATAAGTTTGATAAGATATACACTTTCTGTCAGGGTTTTATTGACAGGTATCCACAGGCAGAATTGTTTGAGTGGGGTAGCAGTTGGTTAGACTTCAAGGACTTGAAGATAAACAAAACTAACAACGTATCCTTTGTCACAAGCAGTAAGAATCAGAGCAAGGGTCATCAATTACGAATAGACATATACGAATACTTGAAAGAGGTTGACGTGTCAAATGGATTGCAATATTATTCACACCTGTCACCACCATTTCATGAGAGAAGAAATGATTTTTTTGAAAGTTCTAAGTTCCACATTGCTGTAGAGAACTCTCAACAAAAGAATTACTTTACAGAGAAAATAATAGATTGCTTTGCATCTAAAACTGTACCCATATACTTTGGTTGTCCTAACATAGGTGACTGGTTCCACATGGATGGCATCATAACCTTCAATGATCTTGATGAATTGAAGAAAATTGTAAGCAAACTTGACGGAGACTGTTATAATAAACGCAAGAAAGCTATCGAACATAACTATGAGGTTGCAAAGAGATTTCATAGTGACAACGATGTAGTTCCTAGACTCACTCGTAAAATTATTGAGGACGTAAACAATGCCGATTAGTGGTGATGGTCAAACCAACTGGTTCCATAAAGATTATCAATATCTAAAGGTGCAACCTGAAGGTATGAAGGATCTAACTCATAATTATTCTCAAGTATGGCAAGATGTATTTGCTTTAGTTGTGAATGATGCAAAGGTTGATGGTACATTCCTAGAGATAGGTGGTGCACAACCTAAGATAGGTAACAACACATGGTTGTTAGAAGAGAAGTATAATTGGAGAGGATTGTCAATAGAATTAGATCATGATCTATGTGCTATGTGGGAGGGTTTACGTCCTAATACCAAACTCTTTGAGACAGATGCAGTAGAGTTTGATTACGTCAAGGCAGTAGATGATCTTGGTTTACCTAGACACATGGACTACCTTTCATTTGATCTTGAACCACCACAGATTACACTTGATACACTAAAAAAATTTCCACTTGATAAGTTATCATTCAACTGTATAACCTATGAGCATGATATGTACCGTCAGTGGGGTGATATTACAGGACACCGTGATATATTTTCAAAGTATGGATATGATCTAGTAGGGTTTCAGATACACAATGGTCCTTGCTGTATGGAAGACTGGTATATGCATGAGAGTCTACCTCTTGAACTTAGAAATGCTCTTAGAAGTTATGCATGTCAACCATATGAAGTAGTGCTTGATCAATGAGAGTAAGTTATTGTATTCCTACTCATGACCATGCAAAGTGTGAGCAATATATGTTCGATATATTGTATCCATTATCTCAACAGACTACAAAAGATTTTGATATATGTGTATCACATCAAGGAGATGAGAAGAGAATACTCAGAGCACTGAATGACTACTGGGATATTCTAAACATAACTTATCAGAAAGCACCAGAGGGCAACATCTCTGTCAATACTAACAATGCAATGAGGATGGGTGAAGGAGATATTATAAAAGTTTTATACTCGGATGACTTTATTCTTACAACAACTCTTACAGAAGAACTTGACAAAGCATTTACTCCTGATGTATCATGGGTTGTAACTGGATTCGCTCACACTTTAGATAATGGGAGGACACATTATAATCCTAAATTGCCAGTCTACAATGATAGATTACTTGAAGGAGTTAATACACTTAGTTCTCCTTCTATCCTAGCAGTTAGAAATGGTATTGGAGAATATTTTGATGAAGATTTGGTCATGCTTATGGATTGTGACATGTATTATAGACTCTATAAATATCACGGAGAACCAATTGTTCTAAAGGATATACATATATCTAACAGAGAGCATAAAAATCAGACTCAAAGAACTTACGATCACCTCCTACCAGAGGAAATTGAATACTTGAAAAAGAAACATTCATCATGACTATAGGATTCAATCACTTAGGAAGACATGGAAGACTGGGTAACCAAATGTTCCAGTATGCAGGGTTACGTGGTATCGCTGCACATCGTGGTTTTGATTTTATGATACCTCAGAGTGACTTCAAAGATGAATGGACTGACCATCAACTTTTTGAAGCATTCAAATTATCATCACTCACAAATATAGGTGTGTGTCCTGGTCCTTATGTACAGGAGGCACACTTTCATTTTGATGAGAACCTCTTCAATAATATGCCAGATGGTCATAACGTCTATGCATATCTTCAGAGTACAAAATATTTTGAACACATTGAAGATGAGATTCGTAAGGATTTTGAGTTCAAGAATCATATCTATACACCATGTAAAGAGATGATATCTTCCCTAGATAATCCTATATCCTTGCATGTCAGACGAGGTGATTATATAACTAATTCTGACAACCATCCACCTTGTTCACAGGAGTATTATGAAAACGCTCTCTCTAGATTTGATGGTGATCGCACTGTTGTTATCTTTTCCGATGATTCCAATTGGTGTAGAGAAACTTTCAAAGAAGATAGGTTCCTCATTTCAGAAGGCGAGGACAATCTAACTGATTTGTGCATGATGTCACTGTGTAGTGACTTTATCATTGCTAACTCATCATTCTCATGGTGGGGTTCTTGGTTATCTAAAAATGATAAGAAAAGAATCATTGCACCTAAGAAGTGGTTCGGAACTGGATACACTTCTGCTCACGACACATCTGACCTTTATTGTACCAACTGGGAAGTAATTTAATGGAAAAAGACCCAACACATCACAACGGATTTGAGATTCAAAAATTGGCTAAATTTGATCTAAAAAAATGTACCTTTATCATTCCCTTGAGGATTGATACTGATGATAGAATGAGGAACATTATCACTGTCCTCGTATATCTTTTACGCAACTTTGATACGAATGTTATTATCAAAGAATTTGATAAAGAATCAGTCTATGATCTACAGGTTGTACCTCAGTTAGAACAAATTCTTACTGGTAAAGAGTTGCGTTGTATTGACCATCAGTTTGAACAGACTGAGGAACATGCTTTCCATAGGACAAGACTTCTCAACGACATGTTATGGCAGGTCAAGACACCTGTAACTGTGAACTATGATGCTGACATTATGTTACCAATCGATAGTTATATTCTTGCACAGAATCTAATTGTCAATGGTAATGATACTGTTGAGGGAACTCCTAAAGCAGATTTAGTTTATCCTTATGGGTATGGTAACTATCAGTTCCAAGTTACAGCAACTGATGATGAAGTAAGTAACTTTATTTCTACCAATTATAATTTCAAGGTGTTCAATAATCTTAGAAGATGGGATGCAAAGTTTGGATTTGTACAGTTCTTCAATACAGAATCATATAAGAAATGGGGTGGAGAGAATGAAGGATTTATTGCATATGGATATGAAGATGATGAGAGATATCATAGGTTCAATCAGTTAGGAGAGGTTGCTAGAGTAGATGATCTTATATTCCATTTAGAACATAAGAGAACTTCTAACTCTTGGTTCAACAATCCACATTGTGAGGACAATAAAAAGTTATGGGATAAACTGAGGTTCTATAGCAAAGAACAATTGGAAGATTATTATGCAAATGTTGATTACATGAAGACTCGTGATGGACAAGAACAAGTCAGCGTATAAGTTAGTAGGTCTTCCTAAAGTATTATGGATTAACCTTGATAGGTTTTCAGATCGTAAAAAATATATGGAAGACCAGTTTGATTACTGGGACATAAAAGATCACCATCGTATCACAGGTATAGATGGTGGAGATTTTGAGTCATACCTCAAGGGTACAGTGCCACCACAGATGAATGATGGTGAGTGTGCTTGTGTTATGACTCATCTCAATGCCATAAAATATTTTGTTGAGGAAACTGACCTCGATGAGATTATGATTATGGAAGATGATGTTGATTTATCTGTAGCAAGACATTGGAGTTTTACATGGAAAGATGTAAGGAGAAAGCTTCCTATTAATTTTGATTGCCTACAGTTGACAATCATAAATCCTAATGGTATAACTTTAAAGTTACATCATAGATTTATCAATGACTTTTCTGCTGCTTGCTACCTTATTACTCGTCATCATGCAAGTAAACTTCTCAAACTTCACAGCAGGGGATCGCAGTGGAAAATCGATCAAAACATAAGACCAAGAGCAGTCTCCGAAGACTTGATTCTTGATAGTGGAAAATCATATTCCACTCCCCTATTCAATTACAGATTGGATATGGGTTCTGCTATACATGAGGAGCATATAGAAATCTTCCATAAGAATAGCAACAATGCTCTAGTAGATTTCTGGAGAGAACAAGGTGCTGATGTCAAGATAGAAGAGGTCATGCAACTTGACGAATATTGTGGTAGAATACCACCACAAGTCTACATTAACCAAGGACTAAAACAAGCAAATGAATCAAACTGAAAACACTTTCGATGCTTTCTTAGATCAACAAGAAGCAAAAGTAGTTCTACCTGATGAGGATAGACAAAAACCTTTTACTGAGATGGAAGACATCGGTGCCATAGGTTTGTTTGATAACTTTGTGCCTTGGGAGTTCTGTGATCAGATTGTAGACTCATATGAGTTTTGGTATAACAAGAAACATATTCTTGGTGAAGAAACAGCAACTAATTTGAACGATAAGTTTAAGATGCAACACATGCAAGATGGTGAACAACAATTTGAGGGAGCAGGTGGCACACTTAGAAGAAAAGATAGAGCATTATATTTGGAATTAGCAGATACTAATCTCGCATGTACTGTCAACAATTATATTGGTCAAGCATTTCAAATATATCAAACAAAATATCCTGGTATTCTAGGTGACTCTGCTGATCCTGTATCATCATGGACATGTAAAGTACAGAAGACAGATCCTGGTGGTGGATATCATCAGTGGCATTCAGAGAATGGTTGTTACATGTATAGAGATAGAGTTCTTACATGGATGATATATCTAAATGATATACCATACGAGTCAGGTGGTGCTACAGATTTCTTCCATCAGAAGAGATCATTCCAACCAAAAAAAGGAAGTCTAGTATTGTGGCCAGCAACATTTACTCATGTACATAGAGGATCTTTCTTGACAGGTGATAGGTCTAAGTACATCGCTACTGGTTGGTTCTCTCGTGAGCCAGGTCAGGTTACCAACAGAGTTATTGGTGAGAAGATGGGTAAGTATACACCAACAGCAAGAGAAGAATTCAAGGGACCTCCATCCCTTGCATGATAATCTTTACAACTAACGTCAACGCATACGATAACATCCCTAATCATTATTATGATAAGGATGTTAAGTATGTGATGTTCTATGATAAACCAATACAACAGAAAGGACCGTGGGAGTTTATACAGGTAGAGGAACCACCAACACATCTTCTTCTAACAGATTCTATACACAAGGCATATAAAACTCGTACATTGTCACATCTATATTTTGATGAACCACATGTGTGGATAGATGGTTGCTATACTATGACAGAACAGTTCGTAAAGAACTCGAAAGAATTTTTAGAGAAGGACGAGATAACATTGATGCATCATCCTGATAAGAGGACGTTGCTACAGGAGATACTAAAACTATATCGGTGTGGATTTGTACCAGAAGATAGACTTCTAAAGTTTTGTACAGATGTAGCAGCAACAGGAATGAAATCATCATTCTTTGATCACACTATCAACTGTTGTATATGGAGACACAATACACCTAAGGTAAGAGAATGGAATGAACAGTATTGGCATTGGTATGAACACTATGGATTATTTCATGGGTGTCAGATCACTAGTGCTATTGCTGAGTACCTTGTGTATGGTAAGATAACAGCAAGAGCTCCTTTACAGGTAGATTTAAGTACCAGTTCAAGAGCAAAAGATTATGAAGACTCATACATATTCACTACAAATAATAGTGAAGAAGAGTTTGTAACAAAGGCACGTAAGATACTAAATGCTGTAGACATGATATCTAACAATCCTAGAGGATGTCCTAGTGCCACTGGTAAAAGTATTGATGACCAACTCATAGTGTACACTTGTATAACAAATGGGTACGATCAAATACCAGAACAAAGTTATTATGATCCTGACGTGAGATATGTTTGTTTCCATGATGGAACTATTGATACCACTGTAGGATCATGGGAGTATATTGAATTAGATTTAGACATAGAAGATCCGAGAGACTATTCATACTATGTCAAGGCACATCCCCATGAGTTTTTTCCTGATAATTCATACACTGTTTGGATTGATGGGTGCTTTATATTAACAAAAGAATTTATTGATAATAGTAAGAAATCATTTCCTTTCAGTGTCTTGAGACATGGAGGGAAATTTTCATACTATGATGAGATGTTAGAGGGATATACATGTGCATTTTTCAAACATGAAGACGCTATAAATTTGACCAGTGCCCTAAATGAATCTGGGTATAACTTCAAAAAATACTCTAGTCCACAGTGTACAATATTGTGGAGAAAATTAACAGAAGATGTAAAAGAATTTGATGATGTATGGTATGCATGGGGTAGTAAAAATTATAACCGTGACAATATTCCTTTTGATGCAGCGATGCAGATCACAGGAATCAAACCATCATTCTATGATGGTCGTGATGATAGTGGTATAGATTTAGGTTTTTACAATAAGGTAGGTAGAAGAGGAAAGCATCCTCAACATGGTGATGTGAAACAATATCTAAATGTAGATAAGTTTCTTACAGACCTGAGAGAAATTACTAATCTACACCCAAAAGCATACGCTAGGTATGCTAATCATGGGTTTTATATGAAGGAGTATAATATTATATGATAATCTATACTTGTATCACTAATGGTTATGATGTTCCAGAAGGACATTACATAGATCCTGATGTAAGATATGTCTTACTACATGATGGCTCTGTCGAAGTTCCTGATGGTTGGGAAGGTATTGATGTAAGAGAAACATTCAAATGCGATCAACCAGTAAGGCAAGCACTATATCCTAAAATAAATCCACATAAGTTTTTCGATAGAGGTGAGGATACTGTATGGATTGATGGTTGTTATCGTATAACAAAACATTACGTAGATTTTTGTAGAGAACAATTCAGACAAGGAGACTTTACGAGGTTACAACACCTAGAGAAATGTACTTTCTACGAAGAGATGATGGAAGGTTTTATGTGTCAGTATTTTACCTTTGATGATGTGGTGGCAGCAACAAAATCATATGCTGAAGCAGGGATGAATTTTAAGAATTATGGTAGCATTTTGTGCACATCAATATGGAGAACAATCAATGATAATACAATAGCATTTGATGAACTTTGGTGGAAATACTTTGACATGCATTATAATATGGTTGATCAGGTAACATTCGATCTATCAATGCAGTTGAATAATTATTATGCAAGAGTGATTACAAATCGTGATGATGTAGGAATACTGGGTGCTCAAAACAAAGTGAATAGAAGAGGTCCAAGACCTAAGTATGGTATAAAGGGGCAGCAGTCACGAGAGATGGAACTTGTACAGGAGATGCGTAAGTATACAAAATTACATCCTAAATTATATTATAATAGAGATTTTACTTACTTAATGAAAAGGCACGGTGTTATATGATAATATACACATGTCTGACTAATAATTACCTACCATTACATTGTGATTTACCTGAAGGTCCGTTGTATGTTGTCTTTGGTATACAAGATCCACCTAAACCTTGGGTGGGTGGTTCTATACAAGACTTAGGTTGTCCTATTAGATCATCAAGAGTACCTAAAATAAAATCTCCATTCACTCAACCTAATGTATATGTTGATGCATCTAAATTACATACTATAAATGAGGATTTTATAAAACTAAGTGAAGATATATTATCTAAGGATGACCTTTTTATTATGCAGCATCCTCACCAGCATTCTTACTTAGAAGAATGTGCAGAGTATATTTGTAGAGGATTATGTACTGAGGAGGAAGTGATTCGTATCACAGAAGAGGCAAGTGCTGCTGGATATAATTTCTCCAAATATTTTTCTCCTTTATGTACTGTGTTGTGGAGGAAGGGTACTGAACATGAATTGAATGAGGCATGGTGGAAGTGGTATGAAGTAGGTGGTAAGAGAGATCAGTTAGCATTCTCTATAGCATTACAACAAACCAATACAAAATATACTTACGAGTATTCTAGAGATGTAATAAACAAATGGTCTGATGCTAACCCTGAGAATGGTGAATGGTGGAAGAATAAGGGTGGTAGGTATGGTAAGAAGGAGGAAGTAGATCCGATATCTACTGTTGATAAATTATCTAAGATAACAAAGTTGAATAAGAAATTTAGATACCGTGCTGCAATACTAAGAGAACCTGATAAAGATCCCATGTGGATGTTTGGTGATAGAAGTGATTACTTCAGAAAGAATTATCCACATTTAGAAATGATTAGTGGTACATATAAGGGGTGGAGATGATAATATACACATGCATTACAAATGGTTATGATACTATACCGAATCATTACTATGATTCAGAGGTACAGTATGTGTGCTTCACTGACGGTACAGTTGATGTTCCTTCACCGTGGGAAGAGAGACCAATACCTATTGAACACGAATGTCCTCGTAGATTATCTGCCTATGCAAAAATAAATCCACACAAACTATTTCCAGATGGATCGCAAACTGTATGGATAGATGGTTGTTATGTGATGACCAAAGAGTATGTTGAATGGTGTAAGAATATCTTTACTAAACATAAACGTACTCACATGAGACACTTCTTCAAGTTTACTTACATTGAGGAAGTGATGGAAGGGTACGTGGCATCATTCAATACTTACGAGGATGTTATGGAGATAACTAACACTCTCAAGGAACTAGGATATAATTTCAGAAAGTATTGTAGTCCTGTATTGGCATCTATATGGAGGACAGTGGAACCAGAGATGTATGAGTTCCATGATTTGTGGTGGAAGTATTCATTGATAGGACCGAATAGGGATCAGATATCTTTTGATACTGCAAGACAACTTACAAAGTTAGAGTGGAATGTGCATGAACCAAGAGACAAAGGGGTGTGGCCAGAGGTAGGTATTGATTTTGAGAATAAGGTGTCTAGAAATAAATTACATCCACAGGCAGGTCACTTGGATCAATATAAAAATACAAAACCATTGCTTGAGGAGTTGCAAAAGATAACAAGACTTGTCTACAAACTCAATTACAGACATAAGTTTGACAAATATATACAGACCAATGTTATAAGTCCTACTTTACCAAGAACTACTTGACAGAAGTGTAAAGTTTTGTTATAATAAATAACGAGAGGGTGTTGCTTTCAACACCACAACTGCTCCCAACCGAGACCTACGTAGGCAGTATAATACATCGTCTCTTTATCCACCAGTGAGGGATTGGTGGAAATAAGTTTCGCATCTACCCTTGATGCCCTACTTACAAAACGTCTTACTAAT